GGGCGGAAGTCACCAGCGCACGTCTTGACAAACGAGCTCAGCACAGGCAGTTGTGCGAAAGTGGCGTACTGGCAGCTTTGAGCCGCCAGAAACTCCTTTGAAGCCTCAAGCAATGAACTGCCTCGGAACACTTCGCGGGGATCGCGGAGTGATTTGCCGAACTTGAGGCAACGCGAAGGTAGGGGCGCCCACAGATAGACGCAAGATCCCTGTCGCGCCAGCCACCACTTGCCTTTCAGGAAAGTGACGGCGCGCAGGGCATTGTGGGAGCTCTTCGCGAGGGGAGGGTGAATGAGGATCTTGGCTTTGAAACCAAGCTCCAGGTACCCTTGGGCCAACAGGTCGGCGCGTAGGACCTCTTTGCCGGTCGTGGCCTGCTCGATGCAGGTCTTGAGGGCATAGATGGTTGCTGCGCCAACAGTCAATGAGTTGCCGAACGAGGTGTCCGCGCCTCCCGTGTCACGTGAGGGACGGTGGCGGCGGACACGGGCAGTGCCTTGGTCGCATTTGACCAGGTAAGTGGAAAAGTGCGAGGCGTCAAGCATCAAGCTGACCTCATCGTTGAGGCCGAAACAGAAGCCGAGCGCGAGTTGAGCCCTCAGCGCTGGACATCCGTGCGATTGATCGAACATTGACATGTCGGCTTCGACGGTCCAGATGCGTCCGTTCCAACGCAAGAAAACCGCCACGTCGTCGCCAGAGACGACGACGTAGGCGACACGCTCACCGGTGTCGGTGAGGAAACGCTCCATCAGCATCGTGAGGTCGAGGTCGTTGCAGGCGCCGCCATAGAAGAACTCAATCCAATAATCTTCGCCTATAGCGTTGGAGAATTGGAGCCTGGTACCATGATAACTCAGCGGATGGAAGATCTGCTTGAGGCCCATGGCAGCTGCGTTGGTCGAAGGGCCGACCTCCGCTTGCGCGTCAGGTGACACATTGGCGATGGGCCGGGGCTTCATGGCCGCAAAGACCATGTCGCCGATTACCCGGCGCTGATACAGCTGTTCGTTCTTTTTGAGTTCAATGGCGGTGTGTTTGATCTGCTTGGACGGCGCCCCCCCAGTGGGGTCAGGCGAGGGTCCGTCGAGTCTGCACTCTTCCTTGCGCCGCAGCGCCTTCTCGGCGCGCTTGCGTTGGAATGAAGTGTCAAAATGCTGTGCCCAATGGGCATCCAACTCGACAGGGTCAACACGATCGATGGGGCTCAACAAAAGATGAGCATGTCGTCTGTTGCACCAGGCGAAGCCTCCTTCCTGCGCCAGAGCGCGGAGGCGTGCGAGGGTGCTGAAGCTCGGGACCTTGTCATTGAGAAAACGGTCCAGAGCGTCGGATCCGATGGTCGCTTGTATACCCGGTAGAGCCAGTTCGAGGGCGGCCGCCCAGTAGGGCGTGGTGACACGCTGCTCGGTAGGGGGTTTCTTGGCGAGG